GGCATTATAGATGGAGTAATCAGTGATCTCAGGAAGCGTTCTCGTAATTCTATTTATCTTAATGACCCCGTTGCTTGGGCTAATGATATTCTCGGCAAGCACATGTGGTCCAAGCAGGCAGCTGTTGCGAACTCTGTTGCCCAAAATACCCACACTGCCGTTGTTAGTTGTAATGGTGCTGGTAAGTCTGCCACTGCTGGTATTCTTGGCGCTTGGTGGATTGCTACGCATGATCCGTATGAAGTTGCTCTCATCTGTTCGGCTCCAACATACCCGCAGATTGCTCGCGTCTTATTTAGGGAGCTAAAAGATAATCACAAAGCAGCGGCACTAAAAGGTTTTCCGCTACCTGGACACATTAATCAATCGGAGGAATGGAAACTAGACGATGAGTACGGTACTCTTATCGGATTCGGAAGAAGGCCCGCAGATACAGATATTGTGTCAGCGTTCCAGGGGATCCACAGGCGGTATGTTTTTGTCATTCTGGATGAGGCGGGAGGAATTCCTACCGACCTTTATACTGCAGCTGAAGCTGTTACGACATCTGCAGATTCACGGGTACTTGCCATCGGTAACCCCGATCGTCGTGGAACCGAGTTTCACAGAATATTTCGCGAAGATGAAACTTGGAACAAAATTACTATATCTGCTTTTGATACACCTAATTTTACAGGTGAGCCAGTTCCTGACGAGCTTAAGCCACTTCTCATCCAGCCTTCATGGGTCGAAAGACAGAAAAGGGCGTGGGGCGAAGAGTCTGCAAGATACAAATCAAAAGTCTTAGGTCAGTTCCCCGAAGAAGACGATACAACATTCTTTTCACAGATTGCCATTGACTCAGCAATTGATACAGATGTAGTTGAGGATATGCAGATCCCCGTTGTGCTGGGCGTAGACATTGCTCGCTTTGGTGAAGATGATTCTGTAATTTATTCAAACAGAGGCGGCAGGCTTAGACACGTTTCGACTTGGAATAAAGCAAATGCCGTAGAGTCTGCCAATCGCATTCACGAAGCGGCACTGGCCATTGGTGCGCACGAAGTTAGGGTTGACGGAACTGGCTTGGGAGCGCCGGTAGTAGATATGCTAGCTGCTATGGGTGAGGGGCACTATACGACTATTTCAGTTGTTGGTGGAGCGGCAAGTCCAGACAATACTCGCTGGCTAAATGCAAGAGCTTATGGTTATGACAACCTACGCGAGAAGATGATGCTTAACCAATTAGATATTGACATTGATGACAAGACTCTTCTGGACGAGATGATGGTAATTAAGTACAAATTTAGTCCAAAGGGCGCTATTCAGATTGAGTCAAAAGATGACATGCGGGCCAGGGGATTAAAGTCTCCGGACCGCCTAGATGCCGCTATGTATGCCTGTTTAAATCTTTCATATCTTACAGATGGGCCGTATCAGGGGCTACAACCAGGGGATAAGATTTATCAGGATGCAAATGCATTGGATTATAAATACCCGTTTTATTCTAATTGGAACTGGTAGTCTGCTAGAATTAAAATAAATTTTAATAATTTGGAGATGTTTTGAGCGACTTTGAAGATAATTTAGCATTTTTAGAAACATATAACAGCATGGCTCAGGCTTTGCTATCTATTGAAGATGAGGGCTGGAGTCTTCTTGGCGTTCAAAGAACTATTGGTGATGCTTTTACTCTTCAGGAGTTGCACACACTGGCAGAGAAGCTGACTGAGAAAACTGACGGCAATCCGCTACTCAAGCGCGGATTCGGACTTCGCACAAGCTACATTTTTGGTCGTGGCGTTCAAATTACTGACTTTTCCTCTCGTAGAGTTGAATCTTTGGTCAATGATCCAGAAAATCAGGCCGCACTGTTTTCTGCAGAAGCAATGGTTATTAACGAAAGATCGAACTTCACTTCCGGTCAGTTCTTTATTCTTGGAGATAATGCTTCAAAAAAGCTACAAAGAATTCCATTTAAGGAGATAACTGGCTGGGTATCAGACCCAGATAATGCAGATATTATTCGCTACATTCGTAGAACCTGGTCTCGCATTCAGATTGACGGAAGCACAATGACCATGCAAGAGTGGTATCCTGTTGACACTTATACTCCAACTGTAAAAGTGCAGAAGATTCAAAATCAGCGAGTAAATTACTCAAAGACAATGTTTCCATTTATGGTAAACAAACGGGCGGGAAATCCCTGGGGTGTGCCAGATTGTTTCGCCGCTTATCCATGGGCCTACGCTTACAACGAATATCTAAAGGACGGCTCAAGAATATTAAAGAGCTTGTCTATGTTCGCATGGCAATTGAGAAGCAAAACAAAAACGGGTGCCACAACTGCTGCTGCCACGATTGCAACTACGAAGGCAGCCGGATCAACTGCCGTCTTGGGTGCAGACATGGAGCTATCATCCCTACCAAGAACAAGCAATTCTGTAGACCTTGGAAACGGAAAACCCCTTGCTGCGATGGTTGCTGCCGCATTGGAGGTCTCGGTTGTTGCTCTTATGAGCGACCCCGGAACTAGCGGTGCCTATGGCGTTGCTCAGACCCTAGACGTTCCAACTACTAAGGCAATGCAGGCCAGGCAGAGACTATGGGAGCTGTATTTAGCCAGGGTAATGCTTTTCTTTGGACAAAGGGAAACCTATGTCAAGTGGCCAAAAATGGAAACCGAGTCTAGCTACAGGATGGTTCAATCGCTTGCCCTTGCCTATGAGGCCGGTGCTATTTGGCAAGACGAAATGAGGGCGGCGGTTATGGACGAACTGGACGTAAGCCCAATGCACTCTACCCCGCCTAATTCAGATTCAAATGGATCGGCAGTTCCATCTCAGGGCAACAGTGGTGCAGTCGGGTCAATGCAAGATAACTCAAACGAATTAAGAGACTTAGATAATTAATACGCTAAATGTGGTATCATAACATTTAGTTAATGCATTAATTATGGAGTACATATGGCGTTTGAGTTTAGAGAAAACTCATACAAACCCGCTATTTCAAAGGGTAAGAAATCCGGCAAGCGCTGGAAAGTAAAGGTCATTGAATCCGGCTGGGGATCTTCTGGCTATTACGGCGCAGAGATGCTATCAGAATATGGTCCTAAAGTTTTTAGAGCTGGTACCAAGGTATTTTGGAACCACCCATCCATGTCAGAAGAAGCCGATCGTCCAGAGCGTGACGTTCACCAACTTGCTGGCAAATTAATTACTGATGCAACATTTGAAGAAAATGGACTTGTTGCAGAAGTTGAATTTTATTCACATTACGCACCGATCATCGAAGAGATGGCTGCTGATGTTGGATTATCAATTCGTGCGTTTGGCGATGCCCAAGTTGGCGAGGCAGACGGACGTGAAGGCCCAATCATTGAATCATTAGTTGAGAGTCCTCTTACTAGTGTTGATGTGGTTACAGTAGCAGGGGCTGGCGGAAAATTTATTTCTCTGCTGGAAAGCTACAGAAATAAAGACGAAGCTGTCACTCTGGCAGCCGAGTCCCTCATGGAAGGAAACGGAATGTCTATTACCAAGGAAGAGTTTGAGGCTGCAATCGAAGACCTCAAGGCTACCTTTGTTGAGGCACTCAGCCCTCTGCGTGAGTCTGTATCGGTTCTTGTAGAATCCGCTACGGCTGAGCCAGAGAAGACAGAAACTGACCCTGCTGTTGAACTAGACGCAGTTGACGTTGCTGAGAAATTCAACGAATCTCGTCTTCCAAGAATCGCTCTAAAGCGAATTGCGGAAGCACTAAAGTCTGCTGACAACAGCAAGACGATTGACGAACTTATTGAGGATGAGCAGGCTTATGCCGCTTCTCTGCGTGAGGCCGTCGCAGCTCCTACTGCTGAGGTAGTAGGCGTTGTTCACGAGGCTGCCAAGTCCGGCGCTTCGTCCACCACCGATGAGTTCGACGCTATTGTGTCGCGCATCTCAAAGAAGTAAGGAAAAGTAAATGGCTCTTAACGAGATTTACAAAGATGCCAATGAGCTCGTTTTCCCAGTTCACACCAGCGTCGTAAAAGGCAATGTTGTGAAGGTCGGAGATCTTGTTGGTGTTGCTCAAAACACCGCTGTGACTGGTGAGGACGGCAACAAGTATGCAACACTTAAGCTAAGTGGCGGCATTGAAATTGCTTTCAAGTCTGGTGACACATTTGACGTAGGCCAAAAGGCTTACGGCGTTGCCAACGCTACTACTGGTATCGTTCCTGAAGCTCAGGAATCTTCTTCCAGTGCAAAGCTACTTGGACACGTTGTCAAGGTTACTGCTTCCACCGTTATCGTGCGTTTGGCACAGAACTAAGGATAGGTAGAAATGACAAAGAACATTACCCCACGTCAGCTAGAGGCTGCTAAGCTCCTTGAGGGTGCTCTACGCGGCGACAAGATGGACAAGCTAAAGCTACAGGAAGGTATCGCAACTAGCGACCTACCAGAGCTACTTGTTCCAACTCTAAACAAAATCCTCCTCGACAACTACCAGGATGTTCCAAAGGTTTGGGACCAGTTTGCTACTCGCTTGGTTGTTGACGACTTCCGCCCAGTTACTTTCCAGGCCCTCAAGTATGAGGATGACGGAATGGACAACCAGGGTGACAAGTTCCGCGAGGGATCACTTCCAACTGTTGGCGAGTACGATGAGTACCCAACTGCTGGTTGGTTTGCAGTTACTGAGCAGACCATGCAGGTCAAGAAGGCCGGACAGCGCATTCGCTTCTCATGGGAGGCAATCGTTAACGACGGTCAGATTGGTCTACTAGAGCGTCTGCCAATTGAAATGGCTCAAAAGGCCGCTGGTAAAGAAGACGAAGAAGTCACCAAGCAGTTGGTTGCTTCTGGCGGTCTGAACACCGGTAACTTCAAGTCAGCTAACCAGAACCTAATTTCTGGAAACCCTGCTCTAACACTAGAGGCACTTGAGGATGCAATCGACGCTGCTAACAAGCAGACCTGGAACGGAAAGCTAATCCGCCCAGTTACTCAGTTTGCGCTGGTAATTCCACGCTCACTAGAGATGACTGCTCGCAAGATTCTTTCTATTCAGGAGATTCGCACTCAGAATGGAACTGGCAGTGGTTCAACCGTAACCATCGCTGGAAACCCAATCTCCTCTTCACAGATCACCATTGTTGTAAATGACTGGATTACCAGAATCAACTCGGGTGCATCAAACTACTGGTTCTTGATTCCAGTTCCTGGACAGGCTCTAAACCCTGGAGTTGCCATTGGCTTCCTCCGTGGATACGAGACCCCAGAGCTACGCATCAAGTCAAACGGTGGTCTGTACCTCGGTGGTGGAGAAGTTCCTGCTCGTGAAGGTTCATTCGACAATGACGACTGGGAGATGAGAATTCGCCACATTGCAACTGGTGGCTTCATCGTTCCAGCTGGAACATTGGCTTCAACCGGAGCTGGTGCATAAACCAAACTCAAAAAAGATTAGCCCCGCTTCGGCGGGGTTTTTCTTTTATGTGCTAAAATATTTTCTCTTTACCCCCTCAAAAATCGAAAAGGAAACTTATGGTAACCATTTACTCTTTGCCAAATTGCGTTCAATGCGAAAGCACAAAAAGATTTTTGAGAAACAAATTTATTGATTATAATGAAATTGATATGAGCAAAGATCAGCAGGCATTGGAAAAAATTCGCGAACTAGGATTTACCCAGGCACCTGTTGTCGAATATGGCGATGAGAAATGGTCTGGATTTAGGTTTGATCGCCTCAGTGCAATTGCCGCCTAATGTGCTAAAATAAATTTGTTGCGTCCCTCCTTCGCAACTTTTAGATGCATCTGCTACCCGCTCTGTCGAGTTTATTCCAGGGCGGGTTAGCTTTACTGGTAGAATGTAATAATGATTATCTGGCCAGATACTAATTTACCTATTGAGTCCGAAGAGTGGACCGATAAGGTCGAAAAAGAGATAAACAAGCTAGATAAGCGTAGGTCAGGTGGTGGCGGAAGCGGTGGGGGTGGCGGAGATGGAACTCCGGGACCCCAGGGCCCGCAGGGGCCAGCAGGCCCCGCTGGATCCGCTGGGGCCCAGGGCCCGGCTGGAGAACAGGGACCGCAGGGAATCCAAGGGGAGACTGGCGCAACTGGTGCACAAGGTCCACAGGGGGCGCAAGGGCCGCAAGGCGAAACTGGTTTAACTGGTCCACAAGGACCTCAAGGTATTCAAGGAGTAAAGGGTGACACAGGCGACCAAGGGCCACAAGGAATTCAAGGACCTGCTGGGCCACAGGGTCCAAAGGGTGACACCGGAGACACCGGACCACAGGGAGCTCAGGGTATCCAGGGCGTTCAGGGTGAAACGGGCGCGACTGGGGCTACGGGGCCGATGGGTCCTGCCGGACCAACTGGTGCAACTGGGGCGCAAGGTCCTCAAGGCGATCAGGGATTAACTGGATACAGTGCTTATCAAGTTGCACAGCTAAATGGTTTTACTGGAACAGAAGCTGAGTGGCTTGCAAGTTTAGAAGGACCCGCTGGACCAACTGGACCGCAAGGCCCACAAGGAGAAGCGGGCGCTCCTTACGGTAACATTGATGGAGGAAAAGCCAACAGTGTTTATGGCGGAATTAGTCCACTTGTGGGCGGAAATGCGAGTAGCTTCTAATGGCAGTTCAAATTCAGCTTAGAAACGATACAGCTGCAAACTGGACATCTGCCAATCCTATCTTGGCGCAGGGCGAAATGGGCATCGAAACAGATACAAAAAAATTCAAAATCGGTGACGGCGTTACTGCTTGGAACTCACTCGCTTATGGCTTTGTGGGCATTCCAAACACAATTGATGGCGGAACTGCGTAAGGTAGAATAGAGAGATAATGGCACTACCATCAAATGTAAATTACGGAACAGTTGTAGGACAATTTCTTCTCGCCTATGCTGATGGTTCCGATGTTGGCCCGAATCCAGATGGCGTTCCAGCCAAGGGTTCTATCTACTTCCGCCCAAGCCCAATAAAGCTTCTTGATTCTTCTGCTTCTCCAAA